CAACCAGTCGCATTAGTGACGGCACCGAGCATATCTATGACCATGCGAGACATATCGTTATAGATGTGTGTTTCGCATTTGTCGGATGCGTGCATGGCGGCGTCGTACTTGGAGCAGGGAGTGGTGGCGATGTTGCCCATCTTGTGAAACGATTCTAATATTACTATTAATATACCATCGGATTTTTATATATATCGAGTGTGGACACCGGACGTGCTAAATACATTCCTTCAATTGTTCGTCCACTTCATCGTCAATGACAAAATCATTTATTCGTTTCAATAGACGAACGTGTTCATTTAGTACATGTTCAATTGTATCGCAATATTCATAATGGTCCTTTTCCGGTTGAAAAGGACCATGTGGACAGTAAGTATGTTCACACAATTGACGCGGGTTATGTTCGCCCATATCCATCAGGCATTCGATACATCTGTTTTTGTATTGGTCTGTGATAAACAGGTCGATAATATCATCAACGTCACGTGCTTCATACGCAAGACGTTTACCGTATTTCTGCAATGCTTCATTACAGAGATTGTATAGTATTGTTGAACTCATTATTTTTTAATACTTTAATATTAAAAAATTAATTCAATTGTTTATAACAAATGACAACATATGGTTCAGTATGAACCATCTGCTTCACACCACCTCTGCGGGGATCCGCAGTAGCATTTAAGAAGTCGCAGCATTGAATTTGGCGAAGAAGACTGCCTCCGTCTGCTGCTCATGCTGCTTGATGTTGCCGCTGTCGACCAACACATTCCACGTACCGTCGACGGCGTCGCTGTCCGTGGCGCTGTGCAAACTTTGTTTCACGGGGGAAAAGTAGTATACCGGAGGGCGGTTGACCCCCAGGTATATACTCCACGTACCACCGACAACGCCGGTGCACCACGCAGTGATGTGACAACCATGCGTACGGAACCAGTTCGGGTTGAGGTTGCCGGTAGTGAAGTCATCTGCAATCATTCGACAGACATTGACCACCGTGGTATGATTGATGTGGGCGATGCGGTGGGACATTTCAGTATAGTATCCTTATAGTATTTATCTACCAAATTGTTATAATTAAAGTAATATAGTGTATTACCGAGGCACATACGTGTCCCAGAAACCTTCGCCGTATTTACGGTCAGCATCTGGAAAACGGATGGCAAGATTCTTCGGCCCGTGTCCGAGTGTAGCACAAATCGCGCCGTTCACAATGATTGTATGACTGTTCTTGTTTTCAGGCAAGTCCTTCATCACAAAGTTGTATACGGCGCAGTTATATTCTGTTACCCCAGAGGGGTCATATTCTTGTGGCAATACCCACTTACCGTCAACACGCATAGGGTGGTCGGATGTGACCTTCGCCCCATTAATCACTGACATTTTGCGGCGAATAGATGTGCACTTGATAACCTCGCCAATTTCAGTGAATCCGGCAGCAGTTTGGACGATGTATCCTGCTTCCAGGTTGTCAACTCGTGTAGACGACCCATCGACAAGATTGACAATTCCATCGCCATGGATACATTCATCGCATGATCTGGTTCCTCGTGCCTTTGCGATACAAAACACACAATCACCATGGTAAAATGCTTGTCTCCCGCAATCATTACATTGCGGACTAAAGTAATAACCGTGAATAGTCTCTTTAACGGTTCTCATTGACATCCCAACATCTGCTGTAATAAATGCCAATTCAGATTCGGAGCCGGGATTAATGTTGTTATCCCCCAGTGTGAGTTCAGTTCGCGTGTTGGTATCATACCACATAAGTGAGTCGCCAGACTCTCGTCCATTGACAAAAATGTGTTGTGGCGTAACACCAGTTTCGGTTTCATATGCAGCTGCGACAGTAGACACAGGAGTATCATTGGTAAACCCGGAAAGTTCAACGCGCGGCGTTCCATCCGGGTTCATTGCCGTAACTGCGAATTCACCAGCGAATACTGGTTCGTCGGCTTGTTCGTCGGATTGTTCGTCGGATTGTTCAGTGTCTGTTGATAACATACAAAGAAGCGCGATGAGATCGTCGGTGAGTTTAACGGTACTCGTTTCACCGACACTGTTTGTAACAGAAAAGTCGGCTGCCCCCGTGGCCAATAGACCACGGCAAATGACACGCAATTCTCCTGATGGGGCAACCGTCATATTGGCAATGCGCGTTGAGATAGTGAACGACATTGCGGAGGTTTGTGAAGTTTATTATCTAGAATAAACTTTCATCAAATTTTTATAAAACAATTATATGTGGATATAATATAATGCCCATGTATATACCAGACTTGTTTATAAAATTTGAATAATTTATTATAGATAAGTTATTATAGATAAACTATCTACTCTCGTTAGATGACATTCTCCAACAAACAGACGTGCAACCACTTTGGATGCTCTAACCCATCTTGGGCGCCATTTGCGTTGGCATTTCCCATTTGCTCTGATTGTTACAAGATGGAGCACGATGCTACGTACGACGAGATCATACTTCTTCGTCCAAAGAAATCACATGGTTGTGTTATCGGAGAATTCATATTGCTTCAACCGCGGTCCACTAATTAATATTTAGAACATCTAAACATATTACTGTTGTTCAATTATAAAATCATAATATTAAAGGTTACACATTGAATAATTCAACTAGGGATATTGTAGTTATTTCAATTTTATAATTATTGGGTATCTATACACGATAGATGCGAATAAAGTTTTGTAACTTTGTAATATATTTTCCAGCGGACAGTGGTTCAGTTCTCACCCATATATCAATATATTCTTTAATCCTACTGTCCCATATATTTGTTTTCTTTCGATGACAATTAGGACAAAGTGTCCACATATTCTGAGAGCCATTAATGTCTTTGCCTGTAATCTTTTCATAGATATATTCATATCTAACCGCGACAATGTGGTCTCTATCCAATGTTAGACCATCTTTTTTTTCTAATGAACACATCGCACATCGGGATTCTACTTGATAATCGCACGTGTCTCGAATTACAGGTCGAATTTCGTCTGGTCGCTCCTCTTGTATTTCATCAGTATAATTCGGGGTATTATTTCGAGTTTTTCGTTTTTTGTTTGTACGTATACCCGGAGTGGTAACATAATCATCGTCTCTATGATGTTTAGACATATAAATTTGAATATATTTCAATATATATTTCAATTTTATAATTTGAATACTTTTATAAAATATTTGTATATAGTATAATGTCCTCACGTATATGTGATACTTGTAAAGAATCCACTGATATGATGAAAGTTCACGTCGAGAAACTCGAAAATTGTCCCGAATGGAAGTTATTAAAAAAAGAAACAAAGTATTTTCCAAATGATACAGTGATTGATAGTAAAATCGTCAAATTATCTACTCCATCTGGGGCAACTGTTGATGTTAAACTAAATCTTGGGCAAACTAAAGGAAATCGCTTTATTTTCTATTTTGCAGCAGAACCATCTAAAAATGAACTTGAATATATTAAATCAACAAAAGCATACGGTAAGTTTAAGAATAGCGGGATAACAAAAACAAATAGTAGTGGATGCGCCACATTGAAAATAAGATGTCCTCAAAATTATAAGGAGAAAGGATTATGGTATCCACATATTCATTTTATTATTTCTAATGTAAATAAAACGAAATGGAATTCATCACTATATACAAAGTTAGTGTTATGCCCAGTTAATAAGAATACAGTTAAAGAGGCAATTAAGGCACGGTCACATCTTATATTAAATTCTTTACCTTTGGCATATTATATTAAATCATCTATCCATGGTTCTTATCCTTTACCGCTTGAAACAATATGCCATTTAAGTAAGCAAGAAGCAGTAAAATATGTTAGCGACTTACTACCCCATGTTCCCCTGATTCAAAAGGCGGTTACTAGTAAGAAAATAAGTATATATGATGTACCTATAATTGTATATTGTTATAATAAGAAATGTAATAGTAGTATTATGTTAATTAAACATCTTTGGAAACTAGGATTCAAAAATATAAAAGATTACGAAGACGGTATAATCGGATGGAGATGATGACAATTATATTATATATAAAGACATTATATATTATATAATCATACACAATGAATCTCAATTTAAAATTATTATTCAATTTAATATATTATAATTGTCAATAGAATAATGGTCGAGTGAATAATGCCCCGGTTATTGAACATGAATAAAACGTATAACAACACCTCATAGTAATATACAAATGTTTTTGTCATGTATACGACCGAGTGGTATTAAATATATATTGTATAATTGTATATGATATGTATAAAAGTAGTAATATTAGTATTTTTAGTTATTGTATTAATGGTGATATGTAAAAACCATAATATATATGAACAATATAAAAATACAATAACTAAATTTCAACATACTAATGTGGTAATTACAGACGATACATTATTATACGTAAAATTTTATAAAAAAGCATTATTATATTATATAATTCAGGTATTAGATAAATATAATATCAAATATTTCTTAGCAAATGGGAATTTGCTAGAATATACCAGAGGGAAGACAATAAAACAAGATGATGATGTTGATATAAGAATATATGATAAAGATTTTGATAAATGGATGAAATATTGCATGACATTAAAAAAATGGAAAAATAAATATGTGGATAAAGATAATATATTACTATTTGATGATAGAGCACATAATTCTAACCGACAATTATATAATGGAATACAGATAACATTGAATGTTCCAAATATACCGAATAATAAACTTAATAAATTACATTCAATTTATAAAAGTGTATTTAATAATGGCATACATCTCGACCTAGTCCCTAGTAATTGTGAAATACATAACGTTTGGAAGAATCAATCGTACATATTTACAGATAAATTAAGAAAAGTATCATACCTAAATACAAAAGTATCAGTCCCAAGTAAGAAAATGACTCATATTGTATTAATACAAGATTATGGACGTGACTATATAACACCATTATAAATCTTGATCTATATTTTGACGATGTTATATATATTCGAACTTTATTAGTAGTATTAGGTTAATTAAACATCTTTGGAAATTAGACGGGATAATCTACACTTTTCAATTTAGTCACCTATCGACTAACATCTATAAAAAAAACAATTAAACTTATTATAACAAATATAATCCCAACATATATAAGTCGATCTTCGTTTGTTATAATATGGACATAGTCCGTCCATCTCTTATTTTCATCATTTCTATATAAACTAAACTCATTTAACATATCAATAACTGTTTGACTAAGATTATCACCAATATCTTTAACAGATAGGTTATATATCTTAGATTTAATCATTTTATCTTGTTGTTGATCTTGTTGATCTTGTTGATCTTGTTGATCTTGTGGTTGATCTATATCTTTTTGTTCTTGGTTGTCTATATCTAGTTCGTTGTCTTCTATTGATGTGTATGTATTACTACTCATTATACTATATAGATTTAATTTTAATATAATAAAATTACGATTTTATTACCTTAAAACAATACTTTACATAACTTAAAGTATTATTTATATATATATATATGATTTTACATAAACCATCAATCCTCATAAATATATTAGAATATACCAATATGTCAGATATGCTTAATATATATATATTAACTTCATATTCTAAATATATAATATCCAACTCTAAATTTAATAATAACATTATAACTTTTAAATTAAAGTATATTAAAGCATTGATTTCTGACAACAGTCAATCTATATCGATGTGTATTCAAAATATTATGGGTATATGTCGTCATCTATATTTATTAGACAATAAACCATCTCAATTAAATATAAATAATACGGTATATGTTAGAAAATGTGTATTATGTGATTATAAACTTATACGGGATAAGAGAGTACCACATAACACAACAGAAACAGAGTGGCAACATTATATAAAGAATGAAAATATTCAACATGAATTAATATTACGGACTGATATTAATAAAAAACCAAATATAATGAACGTGTTTACAGTTGACTTGAATAGTTATTATAATAATCCTATAAATAGATATAGTTACATACGATATAATATAATACAAAAACTTAATACACTTCAATTACTTATACTTAGTTATTGTGATGGGGATAAATCAAATCTTTTAGTGAATAAATCATGGGGTCAGTTTATTAAAAGAAATAAAGAAATATTGGTTCGGGGTCGTATTAATAAACGAAAAATAGAGATTCTGTCTTTTGAAAATGAAATATTAAATTATAAGATGAATGAATTAAAACGAGAAAAACGATGTAATCACGAATTTAAATCATATAAAAATCAATTTAATATTAACTATTGTATAAAGTGTAAGTATATTAATGGTGTTGAAAATGATACAAATCAAAAATATAAGAAACTTAAATCACAATAACATAAATAACATAAATAACATAAATAACATAAATAACATAAATAACATAAATAACATAAAAATAATAATATATTAAGTCATATATGGGACAAAACCAAAGTAAAGAACTTAATAAATTTCAACTTTCAATTTTATCTAAGAAAGATAACAAATATATAAATACAAATGCTTATAAAATAACCAATGCACTTAATGTATATTATGTATATTTTAAAATAAATGATATTAGTTTAAATCATATAATAAATAATAATGTTGAAATATATATAAGTAATCAGTTTGATGTATCTTCTAATTTTAAAAATGAAGATATATTAAAAACAAATATATCAAATAATACTAAATTAAATATAATTAATAAGAAGCGATATTATGACATCGAACATACAACTAATAACTCAAATAAACTAATATTTAGGTCATTGAATGTAATACAAAAAACATTCGATGTTATTTATATTATATAAGGTTTCCAATCAAATATTATATTAGTATATAAATATTATATACTAATATATAATATGAATTCGAGTTTACAGCTATCATGTGATAATTTAATTGCTGATAATACATCAGTATTACAACACATTACCAAGAAAGAAATAATAGAAGGACGTGATTTATATTTAGAGTGTCTGAATCACAACAATTATAATGACTTAATCAGAGAACGTATCGTTGGACCTCTTATAAAAAAATATAAGATTGATTCGGAAAATGATATACATATTAAAATTAAACTTATACCAAAGAATAACGCACATCATGGTTATGATAAGGTAATAACAACAAATATTTTTACAGTTGGTCGGTCGATGAATTGTGATATAGTGATTCGTGATATAGACATATCACGAATTCATTTGTTTGGATTGGTTATTAATAACAACATTCTTATTATAGATACATGGTCATTATTCGGGACAAATATATATGATAACAAAGTCATATATTCTAATTCTATTAACAATAGACATATTATAAAATTTAATAAAGATAAAAGATGTATATTAGAATTAAATAATTATTTAATAGTATTAAATTCAGATAAAATTATAAATAATCAGTACTGTATTATTTGTACAACAACACCACGGATTATTAGAAACACTTGTGGACACGGTGTATTATGCCAGGATTGTAATAACAAATTAAAACAGTATAATTCCTATCCTAAATGCCCGATATGCAATGATTTTATAAAAAATGAACATATAAGTAATTGTATAAATACATATCAAAGTTACACAATATAATCCTCATAATATATTTATAAACCATAAACCATAAATATATTTATAAACTAAAACATTATATTACATAATGATACTAACTATTTTAGACAATATATATCATATATTCATTAGTTATACTGCGTGTTATTGTTTAGATAAAACAGCGGTTATATTATATAATAGATTGTCATATAATAAATATATACCATATTCTCAAAATATACGGTGGTTTTTTATACACTTTATTATAAATTTATATATAACAATATATGGATTTACCGATATTAAATATAGTATAACACATATATCTGAATGTGCCACAACAGAGTGGACAAATGGGATAAATCTATATATAACAGCTGTTATATTACATTTATATCATATACTCAATTTTACATTAAACAAAATGGACTGGATACATCACATTTCAATGGCTTTAATCTCAGCACCATTAATATTATTATATAATAGAACGTGTTCATCTGTAGTTGGTTTATGGTTTACAAGTGGTTTACCAGGGGTAATTGATTATTTTTTGTTATGGTTAGTCAAAATGGGATTATGTAAGAAGGAGTTTGAAAGAGAACTATATGTATATATAAATGTATGGTTGAGGGCACCAGGGTGTATATATGCTACTATATTACAACTTCCATTTATTTATAATATTACAGATTATTCATTTGTTGAAATTATGGCAAAGACATGGTTAATGATAATATTATTTTGGAATGGTCAGTTTTTTATGCACATAACTTTACAAGACTATTATATGAAATGTGGTATAAAATGTGGTATGGAACAATATACAGATGTCGAGTTATAAAATAATCGAATTATTATATAATGGTGAATCGGTTACTTTAATACCGCAATATGGTTGAGGATCTTTACTGTAATCTACTTTGTTATATATATTTGTTTCAACAGATATTTGTAATATAAATTTAAAATTAGACCAAAATTCTTTTGTGTGTCCAATAGATATTGTCATTACGTGTGTTATCTCATGAAGCATAACAAACATAAGAGTATTTATATCAATCAGTGTATTAAGACCGTCTTTTGTTCTTAAACACATAACTATTTTTTCACCTTTATTAATTGAATAAGATGTATACTTATTATTTGGTGTACTTTCACATATATTATCGGGTTTAAACTTTTTAATCAATCGTTTTATTCTGTCTTCATTTCCATAATTAACATCTAGATAGTCTAATAATATATGTATTCGTTTGCACATAGTAGCAAGTAAATCAGAAGCATTCTGTTTATCATCTACATTTCTAACAAGATATTTTTTCTTATCAACGTTTGATATATGATATGTCATGTTGGTTGTACTTGATTCAAAATATATAAATACTGAAATTCCAATAATAAAACAAATAAATAAAACAATAAAATCCATTGATTATATTATATACAATATTATATATTGTATAATATTATATATAATGAAAAATAAAACAAAATCTAAAATATTTTTATATACTCTTATACTATTAGTTATAGTATATAGTATATTAATATATACTGACCGACAAAAGTTAGAACATATGGCATTGAAGTATAGTGCCCAAGAAACAGCAAAAGAATCAACCCTAACAAATATAACAAAAAACATATATATAAAAAAGGAAGGTAATGTTAAAATATATAAGGTTGCCACCAAAGAAGATAGAGAGAAATTGAGAAAACAGAACAATAAGATATATAAACGATATCTAACTCATCTTATTACACTTGATTTAAGACCAGGAGATGTAACAACATTTGTTGATACTCGATTGAATAAATAGACTATGTTAACAGAAATGTAACAAAATCTAATATACATATGATATATCTATATAATATGTATTGAATTAAGAGATATACTATTAATATACGTTGAATCATAATGTATAACATTATCTGTATATTATTACTGGTATATAAAATGATATATAAAATAATATATATATTTAATATACATATGAATTCATTATATATTGTAAAAGAGAACATAATCAACTGTGAATTGTATACCATACATATATTACAAAAATATTTGATATTAAATCAAGTTAATTATGTATCGTCGCTTAATAAATATCTAACATCACGTAACTCTATAATTCTATACTTATCGTTTATATTCTATCACGATGTTAATCTATTTATATATATAGTATTGTCATTATATACGTCGAGAACAACAACTCATTATATTAAAAATTATTGTAAGAAAGAACGACCATATAATAGAAACCCTGGTTATATAAAATATTTCATAAAACGAAAATATTCATATTCGTTCCCGTCTCAGAGTATATTGAATATTAGTGTATTTTACAATTCAATATACTACTACAATATATATAATGAGTATTTATGGTTTCAATTTATGACCTATATATATTATATGTTGTTTATTTCACTGAGTATCACAAGAATGTATAGAGGATTACACTATCCACATGATATTATAATATCATATTTATATGGTATATTCGTTGTTCGATTTATAATGTTATTATCGTAGACGTTGTAGTGTCCGGTAAGTATATTGTTACGAAATAATATAAAATTGAATTAGTTTTATAGTATATATTAAAATACAAATGACCGATTCAAACAACACCCATAATTTAATTTGCTTCGACGTTGAAACAAATAAATTGAGTTCAATCACAGGGTATATATTACAACTTTCCGCTGTGATATATAAGAAAAAACATACTGGTGACGGGGATACAACTGATATTTTCAATCAGTATGTTATGCCACCGTCGGACGTATCAATCGACAATAGTCATATTCACAATATTACACTTGAACTTCTTAGTGACAAAAATGCATTATCGTTTGACGTGGTATTTACTATGTTATGTGAGTGGACAACATCTCATTTTATAGACGAACCTGTTTATCTGATTGCGCACAATTGTTTCGCATTTGATATGCGATTTTTGGAAGGTGAATGTAAAAGACATAATCTTGAAATCCCACAAAACTGGATTTTCATTGATAGTCTTGTTCAATTTCGCAGATACAATAGTACATTGGGAAGTGACAATTACAAACTGTCAACTCTATATGACTTTACCAAAGATGAATCAACAATTATTGAAGGAAACCTACATGATTCTCTTACAGATGTTAATATTTTAATGTTTGTTTATGATAAATTAACAAGTGTGTTTACGCCAAAACAGATGAACCAGGTTCTACAAAATGGACGGAAGAGTACCAGATATAACGAGTCATATTTGAAACGCGATATATCGACATTGTTAGAAATTGACAAAAAATACATATCAGTCTTTAATAGCAATGGTATTCATACAATCGGTGATATTATTGATAAATATACGGAATTAAGTAACATCCGGATCAATGATAAACCACCTGATACGGCATTTTATTTATACTTGACTAAATTTGGGCTGTCTTATATTGTGCGGAGAGAAATTACAAACCGTGTAAAATACGTAACATACATGTGTAGTTAAATACCACAGTCGTTTATAATTATATTATTTTGTTTTATATATTATATAACATGTATAGTAATGAAGTTAACGGAATTAAATATATTATAACCAATCAACATGATCATATTCAACGTACTATATTAAAATCAAAACAATGGAATGATAATATTTTTAAAATTATATTAAATTATATTAAAACTCGAAATCTAACACATTTTGTTAATATTGGATCACATATAGGAACAGTGTGTTTACCTATATCATTAAATATTGATAAAGTATCTGCGGTGGAGGCATACCCGCCTACATATACACATTTGTGTACAAATAAATAAACTAACTAATGTACATCCATTTAATAACGCAATTGGTAATAGTGTAGAAGAAGTGTTTTTCATGGGTGAAAATGAAATATGTAATATAGAGAAACAAAACCGCATTAAAAATAATTCTGGCGGGATGCATGTATTTACAGAGAATGATATTAAATATAATATTCGGTCTGCTATTTTAAGTGATAAAAAATATAAAAATCAAATGGAGAAACTAGACAATTTACCAATTGACAATTTTGATATAATGTTAATTGATGTTGAGGGGTCTGAATATAATTTATTATTGGGGGCAAAAGAAAAGATAATTAAAAATAAACCAATTATTATTATAGAAATTTGGGATAATAATAAACGAGCAATCGAAAAAATGAATACAACTCGGGAACATATTATTAATTATATCAAGTCTCTAAATTATGTATTAATCAATAATATCGGAGATGATTTTATATTTGAACCAATTTAATCATACACCTAATGCTTTTTTAAAGTGTTTTGATATAAGCAATGTGCTATTGAGTATTTCATTTTCTGATAAATCCAAGAACCATTTAGGAAATCCAGGCGCGGTGTTATATATTGGAGTAAAATACATGTTATCTTTACAGTATTCATCTATATTTTCCATTGTCATATTAACCTTATTTGTGTATTTCCGTCCATTTGAATCACGCTCAATACATTTTGACGACATATGTAAGTAGTCCCAGTGTTTATTTTTACTCTTGATTTCTTGTATACTATCCCATATTACGTTGCGACCTAATATATGATAATGTGTGTTGAAATAACTATTATCGTGCATATCTAGTAATTTATCTACTTTATCAATACAGTGTTTAAGCAATAACGAATGTTTCCTACTAATCATTATCCAGTTTGCCGGTTTTGGATATCCATACATACTTGCCTCACATTTTTTATCACCATCATGGCATCCAAACCCAACATATTCATATTCTTGTAATTTTTTCAAAATATCAGATAAGTCCTTAAATACTATTATATCTGAATCTAACCATATTCCTCCATAATGATATAATAAGTTATATCTTATATAATCCGTTTTCATAGGGATTCGTTCTAATTTATTTCCCAAATCTGTTCTTAAATTCGGTATAAATTGATTAACAGTATTTTGGTCTAGTAAATGAACTTTAAATCGTTTACAATTACGCCGAATTGTCTTATAACACATGTCTATATATATTGGTTTCGTTTCACCTGGTTTATTTTCCCAATACATCCATATATTATATGGTAATTCATTTGTATTTATAGTCTTAGATATGTCTTCGAAGTTTTCTACATTCATTTGTTTATATAAATATATCCAATATATAACAAGACATAATATAATAAATATTTGTACAAATCCTGTTACACTATTCATATATATTATACTATAACAGAATTATTTACACATATCAACCTTTTTAATCATATCGTTATATTCTTTTAAAATACCTGCTTTATTGCATATATTCCTATAAAATACACCATTGAACTTATATCTTTCCAACTTATTATAATTTACTCTAACAAATTCTTTAAAAGCTTGTGTATATAATACTTTAGACAATGCTTTATTAATATTTGCTCTATTTTCATTCTTTGATTTATTTATTAATTTCATATTATCATATCTTTTTAACTCTGCCTTATAATCATTATATTTCTGTTCTGAGTCTGAATAATCTGCCTTCAATATCTTTACAATATTAGTGTTTTTAATATATATGTTTAAATATTTGTTAGTTGATTTAACATTATATACTATACTATAATATAAGTGTTCTAGTGTATTATCATTATTGTTTGATATATATGTAAATACTTTTAGATGACTGTATTTTTCGATTGATTGAATATATATAACGAATAATAAATATATAATATTTTTTGAATATAAAATATATGTATGCTTATAATTAGATCCTGTGTTATAAACCGGGTATGTATACATATCTAATTTTGATATAATATATCTGTTTTCTATAAGATGTAATATTTTCATTTTAAGTGGTAGCGGTATATCTTTTTTCAAGTTATTTAATTTATCCATATCGGATGATATATTTACATATCGTAATTTACCTTTTATACAACAATCCATTATTACATCTTCTATCATTGTAAACATATAATATTTATTCGTCATATATGAATACTTACGACAATATTTTATTTTAGGAAGAATTTTATCGAATATTTTATAAGGAACCATTGCGGTTGTTTTATTTTTAACGTGATTTTCTACCCGCTTAAGAGCAATAGGTGTTATGAGAGTTTCTATATCCATTATATATTATATATACATAATAAGATTAATATACATAATAAGATTAAGATTATCTAAAACCCACGTGGTCCAGTTGGGAAATGTTTATTATTTCCTCGTTTGACTCCAACTAAATTACGTTGTTGTTCATCAGTACATATACATCCTGAACTAGTACTGTATGTTGATGGACAACACGCTAAATGCGATCTATTCTTGTGGAACATAAACATACTTTTTTTAGGTAAATGCATTGTTACAGCATCATTTTTGAGTGGTAGTTGATGACCCTGGTATATAACTGGATTATTGAGTTGAGGGACATTACATGGTTGTTTTCTCCAACCACACTCTTTATTATATAAAACGAGATTATCATATGACCCCATTACTCCATTTCCCATATTAAACGATACTGGTGCTGGACCATCATTGAATTCCTTATTTGTGTTTATGAAAGTAGGCATATAATAATACCATAGATAATATTATTACGAATATGTTAATTATAACGAGACTGTTAATTATATTCACATAAAATAAAAATGATTTAATATAATATTACTAATAATACATAACAATGACACAATTAACTCCAAATACGAAATACACAATGTATCAGTTAAATGCTAAAAAAAAACTATACGAGTGGTCTATAGAAGTTACACACGTTGGGGAGAAAGTCCATATCAATACACAAAATGGTATGTATGGGGGTAAAATGATTCGACGTGAGAAACTAATCGATACATCGAAGGGTGGTAAAACGTTCCTAGAACAAGCAGTTCAAGACGCAAGTCGTAGTTATTTGGATAAGAGGGACAAACGGGGCTATACTGACAATAAAGACAGTTTGATGAAATTTATAGAGTCTAATAGTTTTGTTGTTGATAAAACAACCGGAAGTACGAAGACTTCAAGTATTACCAAAGGTCATTCGACGGTTATTAGACCCATGCTTGCATACAAGTTCGAATTTAAAGACCTTGAAAAAAAGAAACCACCTGTTACATTTCCTTGTTATTTACAGCGGAAACTCGATGGACTTCGTTGTATGTCACATTTTGAGAGTGGTGATATTATTATGGAATCCAGGCAAGGGGTTCCGTTCAAGATTTTCACAAATATTATGGGTGAACTCGGTCATTTACTGGGAAAACATACGAATATATATCTAGATGGTGAAATGTATACAGATGAAATTCCGTTTCAGACATTATCTGGTATTATTCGACTAAAAGAAATCCCAACTGATTTGGAACAACTCGCTAAGATTGATATGATTCATTATTATATTTATGATTGTGTTGTTCTAGATAATTTAGAGATGTCATATAAAGATCGCATGGGTGTTCTACAAAAACTATTCAGTAAAAAGAAATACAAACACCTACGATTGCTTGAAACTGAAACTATTACAACATCAGTCGAAATCAAAGAAAAACACGACCAATATGTAAGTGATGGATTCGAAGGTGTTATGCTTCGAAATCCCGCGTCTCCCTATAAAATCGGTAAGCGAAGCAAAGACTTATTGAAATATAAGGAGTTTATGGAAGAAGAGTTTAAAGTCATTGGTTTCACAGAAGGAACTGGTGGCGATAAAGGAACTGTTATATGGGAATGTGAAATGAAAGACAACCAGACATTCTCAGTCAGACCCAGGGGAACAAAGGAAGAACGCGCTGACCTATTCAAAAATGGTGAAAAATACATTGGAAAGAAACTAACAGTTATATTCTTTGGACTTAGCACAAGTGGAATTCCTAGATTCCCAGTGGGAAAGGATATTAGAGAAGGGTATTAGAGTGGTTGGTATGATATTGTTGTTGTGAAAACATTAATATGAATTAATAATTTTTTTAAGGACGGGCACCTCTTGATCGAGATCAAGTGACCCTACTACCGCGTTGGCATTTAGTCTTGGTTTTGTTTCTGTTGCATACTGGAGTAATTCAGATCTTTTAGTTTTAATTTCTTCTGGCATATTCCAAGTAGTTGTTTTATTATTATGATTGGTATAATATGTTTTACCAGAAGAAGGGTCTATCATTGTTTGCCATCTCTTACGATCAGCAGTAGCAGCACGAGCACGATCAGCAGCAGCAGCATCCGCCTTTGCCGCCGCCTCCGCAGCAGCAGCATTACGAGCAGCAGCAGCAGCATTACGAGCAGCAGTAGCACGAGGGGCATTACGAGCAGCAGCAGCAGCACGAGGGTTACTACGAACAGCAGCAGCACGAACAGCAGCAGCAACAGTTATTTCAGTAATACTAAACCACCTATCATAATTATCTATAACCCACGTAATAAACTTGTCACATGCATTGGAGAATGCTAGGGCCCTAGTATGGGTATATAGGGATACACGTGTAGTTCGTATTTTTTGTATTATTAGATGCGTTCTTGGTTGTAATTTCTGCCATGCTGGTTTATGAAAATTATCTTGCCATATTACTAATTGTTGTTGATACTGGTATGGACCAACACTATCGGGTTTAGATACCGTGCAACTAATAAAATCAGTCATAACAATATCAAATCTAGTTTTTTTATTGTCAAATAAACCAATATGTGGTTTATATTTAAATTCGAGTTGGCTGGCTATACAAGCAGGACCGGAATACTGTCCGGTAATTATTGCGGTCAATAACTGTTTACCGCATAAGTTTTTACTATGATCCAATTCATTGAACGTGGTTTTGTAATTATAAATTACATAATAGTTGTCGGGTTGATTATAATATCGAACTATCACCATATCAGCATATCTTATTTTTGGGTCATCTAGATCCGTATATCCTTCGACTATTGCAGCAAATATCACATTAGGGGGTAGAAGGATGGTGGCGATATCCAGAACACCGTTGGGGATCACCCCCCCCCTCATCTTCCCACTACCAAAAACACCTTTTTGTGTGGTATACCCTGCTTTTACTAGGCGATTATTCTTCTTAGCAAGTGCTGATGCTTTCTTGCTTACAATTTTACCTTGTTTATTGTATTTGAGTTGGGATTTGGTTAACCCACCACTGGTTTTCTTCGCGGTCCCATGCATTACTTGGGCTCTTGACCCGGTTGTTTGTGAAAGAGGCATTATATAATCTATACCTATAAAAAAAATTGAATGTTCAAAAAATTTGAATGTTCAAAAAATTAAAATTAATAAATTGTTATTTAGGAATGTGAAATGATTTCGAGGAAGATAGACGGGTGGTTTAATTAGTTATATTATATAATGTTTTTACACAATCAACTACAAGAAAACATAAAAATGATAAAAAAACACAAGAAAACATCAAAAGATAAAAAAACACAAGAAAACATCAAATGATAAAAAAACACAAGAAAACATAAAAATATAAAAAAACACAAGAAAACATCAAATGATAAAAAAACACAAGAAAACATCAAATGATAAAAAAACACACGTTTAAACGCATTTATCCTAAAATTATAATTTTAGGATAAATGCGTTTAAATTCATGAAAAAATATCTTTTGATGTTTTTTTATCATTTTTATATTTTGATGTTTTCTTGTGTTTTTTTATCATTTGATGTTTTCTTGTGTTTTTTTATCATTTGATGTTTTCTTGTGTTTTTTTATCATTTGATGTTCCTCATTTCTGTGTCCCAATAATCAAAAATGTCGGTTTCATATAATTCATTTATCATTTGAATATGTTAAAAATAATCTTTATAATTTATCCTCTAAATCAAATGCTCTCACATTTATATATGGGTTTTGATTTAGTCGGCCTGAAATCAACAATCCATCTATTTGTAAATCACTATATTGTGTTATAAACCCCTTTCTGGTGTGTAAACTAGGATTGGTCAGATTGAAATGTTTTTTTACCATATCTTTTACAACCCCAATGATTGTGCTTTCCGTAAATCCAGTGTAAGTTTGATTGGATGCTTCCCTATTATAAATACGAAGTTTAATATTTTCTCCTTTTTTATCTAATGTATAAACATTTGTACGACCATTTATGGTTGATATATATAAATCAACCTTATTGTAAAGATCATTTGTTTCTGTAAGAGACATATATATAAAATATATTTTATATATTTTAATAATACTATTTGTATGTGTTAAACCAACCATGATTATATAACCAAATGTTTATATTATTATAAAATAATGATAAATCCTTTTCTATAATTGTGTGTAATGTAATATTGTCAATATATAACGAGTGCTTATCCTCATCACGTCGTCTATATGATGTTGGAGTTTTGAACATCATCTTAAATATAGTATCATTATAATTATCAATTGTAAAAGAATCGGTTGACATTATATGACATTCTCTCTTATCTATTATTGCATTATTCGTAAATAATGATAAATAAAAGACTATTCTCATATTGTTATTAATGACAATCCTTCTACGAATGGTTACTTTCATTTTGGCATGTCTATAACAAAACTGGTTATAATTATAAATATTATCATAAAGATGGTTAATTTGACCAAAGTAATAGTTATGATTCGTACAATGAGTATTTACATTATTTACAAATATAGTTAAATCAAATGTCGTCATATTATTTGCAAAAAAACTCAATGGATATGCACCACACATTTCAATCGGGTTTAATTCGTTCCCCCTAGAATATCCTAAATAATTTACCATAATTTGATAAGTTGACTGAAATAGTTGATAAAACCCTTTTATACTATTAAACATACCCATTACTATAATTTATATTTTATGCTAATTTCACATATCTCCGCAGTTGACATTTTATTATAAAAACTATCGCCAAAATAAGATGTATGTATATAAAACCTTTTATTGGCATATTCATTTATTATTTTATTTCAACAATTATATTATGAAAATAAAATAAAAATATCAGTTGTATCCAATTCATTGAATTTCATATTTTCATCAAGTTGTTCTTCATTTCCATTAACAAAATAACTCATTCTTGGTTTCTTAACAAAATATTCAAGCGATCGTATAGGAAAATAAGAAGGAACATTCACTTCCATTGTTTCGATTACCATACATAAATTCAATTTAATATCCGTGTCACAAATACATCTCTTCAATAGAATTTTAAAGTCCCATATAGATCTAGATATAAATTCATCACGATGGCTATTTTTGACAAGATATCTAGTATCTAGATGTCTTTTACACCTTTGAACATTTAAAACGCCGACTTTCTAATATTTAGGAATTAACAGAATTTGTTATTTTAAGTTAATTTATAAAAAAATTGATTTAAAAATTGATTTAAAAATAAAAATATATTAACAATATATAACGAAAATGGTTAAATATTCATGCGAACGATGTGGAAAGGAATTTTCTCAAAAATCTCACTATGATTCTCATAATAGACGCAAAACGCCTTGTGAAAATAATGCTGATAAAATTAAGGCACTTGTAGATAAGGCAGTAGAAGAAAAAATAAAAGAATTAAATAATAAAACAAAATTGATTGTTGAAAATGAAGAAGTAAATGTAAATACAGACACAGACACAATGGAACAACAACCTCCAAAAGAAATTAAATACATTGATTTATTTTGTGGTTTAGGTGCTTTTCATACTGCATTTAATAGAAATAATATTCTTCAAAATAATATTAAATATACTTGTGTTTTAGCATGCGATATTAATGAAGGTGTTAGAAATATATATGAAGAAAACTATTTAATAAAACCAGAAGGAGATATTAATACAATTAATATAGATACAATGCCTGATTTTGATATATTATGTGCAGGTTTTCCATGTCAACCATTTAGTATTGCTGGTAATCAAAAAGGATTCCAAGATAAAACGCGTGGTAATCTATTTTATAAAATATTGGAAATAATTGATAAAAAACAACCAGAAACATTAATGCTTGAAAATGTTAAAAATCTTCATACTATTCATAAAGGTGATACATTTAAAATTATTAAAAATGAATTGGAAACACGGGGGTATAATGTTAGTTATAAAGTAATTGATTCGCGATATTATAACTCTCCTCAATCACGTCAACGTATTTATATTATTTGTAATAAAAATACAGAATATATATTTAGAGAAATTAAAAATCAAATTGTTCCAGTTTCAACTATTATAGATAATAGTATTACCGATTTCTTTGATTATACTAAAAAATATAAATTAGAAAAATGTAGTGGAAAAAGTATGATGAAGTCTAAATTAATTAATATAAAATCAGGAAAAGGAGGAAGACAAGGTGAGCGTATATATGATATAACAAAATGTGGACCCACTATATGTGCTTCTTCTGGGGGACCAGGTGCAAAAACAGGATTGTATGATTTTAATGGTAAAATAAGAACATTGAGTGTTATTGAAACATTGAAAATGTTTGGGTTTAATGAAACATATAAATTTGAGTGTTTATCAAATAAAAAAGATATGTTATTTTATCTAGGAAATAGTATAGTTGTAAATGTTGTTGAAGAACTAATTAAGGATTTATAACTTATATTCTAATATAGGCACTTTATCAATAAGATTACTTAATATAAGTTTAATTTGTAATTGATTGCTACATTTTTTTCCAGAATCACCACCTTTTCTTTGTAAAGATATTGTGCTATTATCACCAAGTAAAATAGCTGTTTTTTTTGGTGATATTTTAAAATTTAATTTTTCTAGATACTTTATAACATCTTCAATTTTAAATACTACTATTTTATTCCTTTTAGTATTTTCATATTCAACACCAAACAAATATTCAGGTTGTATTTCTAAACTAGAACCATAAAATGCATATTCTAATATTTGTTTTGTATATTTGTTTAACAAATCCAATAAATTATCTAATATTTCTTGTGAATAATTAGAATTACATAATTTTTTTATAATTTTTGATTTATCTACGTGTGTTCCATTTGGTAAAAGTGGATATTCAAATAAATCTTTTAGTATTTCTGAAGCTTCATTTAATTCAGGTATATTTTCAATAAGATTAGAAATCCAATGTCTATCTAATTGTTGAAATTGACCTTTTTTATATTTTTTTACTTGGCCTCTCAAAATCTTATTATCAGATTGTATATCACATTTATTACCTGTAATTCTATTACATTCATTATAATTACTACCTAACATAGGTGTAAATGCTTCTTTTATTAATGAAGTATTTAGATCTTTACAAACCAACTCTTCTTCTTTATAACCATTTTTTGCCGTTTGACTATTAGTATAAGATAATAACTTAACTTTATTATCTTCTATTTCTTTTTCTTTTAATTTAAGAAGTAATTTAAGTTCAGCTAATTCATTATTTTTTTCTTCTAAACTAATTTCAGCATTTTTTCTTCGTTTCAATTCATCTTGATAAAGTTTCTTATACTTTATTTTAATAATTTTTTTTGGTTTAGATGGTTGTTCAACAAATTCTGTTTGACTGGTTGTTTGTTCGGAAGACATATTGATTTCTTTAAGTATATTAAAGTAATTTAATTTAAATCAATTTTTTATAAATTGTTAAATTATATTATAATGCCTATACATAAAAGTAGTGATTATAAATTAACAGCAGTTAAATACTATTTATCTCATTCTAAAAATCAAGTGCAAACCTGTAAAATATTCGGTTGTTCTGAAAGGAGTTTAATGAGATGGGTTGATAAATATAAATCTACAAATAATATTACACGAAAGAAAAGAAATTATTCATCTTATAAAATTAGTAATAGTCATATTTCATTCATAAATCAACAACTCAAACAAAATAAAACTATAACAATGGATGAATTATTAGCCAAATTAAAAACTAAATATCCAGATCTAACATTATCAAGAGTTCATTTAGGTAGAGTTGTAAGAGATATAAATATCACACTAAAACAAACACGATTACGACATGTTCCAAAAACAAGATATAAAAAACCTATTGTAATTAAAAATCAAATCAAAGATTTTTATAGTAAAGTTAAACAATATAGCTTAGATGATATTATATGTATAGACGAAACATCATTAAACTCATTTATGATTAGAAGAAAATGTTATGAAGAATTAGGTAAAAGATGTGTAGTTAAAACGGAAAGTCAATAAGTATTCAAAAAATATACTGGTATATTTGCTATTTCTTCAACAGGTATTATTGGGTATGAGGTATATAAAAAAGGAGGTATTGATAGTAATAGAATGGTTGATTTTATTAACAAGTTTATCAATGGAAAATACAACGATAAATTAATTATTTTAGATAATGCTAGTAGTCATAGAAATCAACTTGTAAAATATGTAATTAAAAAGGATAATTATTTATTATATGCTGTTCCATATCAACATTATACAAATGCGATAGAATGATATTTTAATGTATTGAAATCACGATTACAAAAGAAAAAGGGATTAACATATGATGAATTAGTTAAAAATGTAAAAGATATATTAGATGAAATACCAATACATATTTATAAAAATCTAATAAAAGGAGCTTATGATAGAAATGAAAAATATGTAAAAAGACCATCAACAAGAAAGCGAAAACCTAAAAAATATTTGGATTAGGTCGGCGTTTTAAATGTTCAAAGGTGTAATAAAATTTTCGTTTAATAATACATTATTTGAAATACCTAACGGGCAATTTTTAATTCTTAATGTGTTTTTCCCGTATTCTGTAATATTTTGAGAAATGTAATCAAGAGGTACATATCTAATGTCTAATATGTTGTCATTAAATTTTATATTTTTATTACTAAACCAATGTTGTTTATATCCCGGTCCGTCTAGTCGTGATATAATTATATTATATAATTCATACATTTTACGAGACCCCATTTCCATACGATATAGTTCAACAAAATCATAAGAATCTAACAAGATTGCCAGATCCCAACCAAGTTCCATATTATCAAATATGAAAGGATATGGAAATAGAATCGTTAATACATCAGATGTATATGTTTGTTTCATTGTATATGTTTGTTTCATTGTATATGTTTGTTTCATTGTACCATGTATGTATTCGGTTGTTTCGCCAAACCTAACCCGTCTATCATAGTCAGTCTTTGCTTCAGCAAGGTACGTCAAGTCTTTTTTCTCGGAGTCGCTCATATTAGGTTTTATAATGTGAAAATATTATAAATCGATTTTATATAAAATTGATTTAATATAACATATATATAACACTTACTAAAATGTCTAAATCGTATTACACAGAAAACGGACAATATATCCGTAAACCGGCTTCATATGCTAGCACCAGTGCTCCAATGTATAAAACAAAAAAAGGGGCTACATCGAATATAAACCAACCAACATATATATATAAGATGTCTTGTGAGAATAATAAAACCTATATTGGTAAAACCACTAATGTTGACAGACGGATGAATCAACATTTCAGTGGTAATGGTTCAAAGGTAACGCAAAAGTTTGCCCCGTTGAAAGGCAAGGTAATTGATAAATGTCCGGGATTTTTTGCGGATAAAGTTGAACAACTACACACAGAGGCATATATCAGCAAAAAAGGATATAATAATGTAAGAGGTGGTACATATACAAACTCCAATACACTGAAAGCAACTAATTCATCTCATAAACAAATTACTTGTTTCAAATGCGGTAAACAAGGACATTATGCTAATAGTTGTTATTCTTAGAGTTCATACGATTACTAATTTCAATATTATCATTTTAAACAAGTAAAATTGGTATTTACATAAATTTATAAGTTGTTGGGAATATCAATCCCTCTCATAAGCTCAAACGCAAGCGGTAGAGTTCCTGCTTATTTAGTATGCATATGCCATAAGCACACACCATCCACGACCACCACGTTCATATAGCCCAGCATTTGGGCTCGGCTGGTCTGGTCTATGTACAAGCTGATCAGCCAATTCATACCAAACCAGACGCCCATGACGAGAGAGTCCCGTCGGTTGTAGGTGGCCTGGTAATTGATCATGAGCACGACCATGCTCAGAGTGACGAGAATGACGAGTGTGGTGCTCATGGTGCTCCGTGAGTTTAATATAACTATTATGTATAGTGTCGATTTTTATACACTATGATGTCGCGTGTAGTATCACACGTCCTTTGCAAGTAGACGTCAAAAAGTTATTATAAAAGAACATAATTCAATATGGTTTCCTACAAAACGGACATACTCTGAAATACACCATACTATGATTACAATATCCGGTCGAACATTCGAGTTTATAGAAACAATCATAGCATATCTTTTCTTTACACTGATAGCACATATTCAAGAACATACGAGGTTCTAGCGTATCCACGCAGATATTACATTCTTGGTGATATACGTCGTGTTTCTTTTTCGGTACATGCCTGGGTATAACATAGTTGTATGCCCCACCACTCTTAGCTTTCGTGCCACGTCGATTTTGTTTTTTAGCACTATTGTGTCTTTTCTGTTCTTCGCGGTCAGAGTAATCAAATCGTGAATGTGATTTATGCTGGAGTGTTTTATTTGTACGATATACCAACATAGCACGGAAGTCATCTCTTTTAAATTTGGGATTATACGCACATTCACGATCGCTACAATTGTTTTTGTTACACGAGTAACAAAACTTAAATGTATTTCCCTTTGGTCCCCCGCTTTGGTTCATAATACCTGATTAATTATTATAGTAATAATTAATTCAATTTTATAAAAGTGTATATCTAGAAATGCTTGATATAAACACCATCCAATACGTCCGAAATCAGAGTTTCATGAGACAAGATACCCGCCCTGTAATATGGTTTCATACCCGGTCTGTAATAATTCTTACGACCTCTTGGGACTAGGGGGTGATAATACAACGCTGTAAGCTGAAAAAACGAAGGGATATTAATCGTGTAATCCGCAGATTCTGTAGTAATCAGCAAATTCGTGTCATATTCACCCGGAAATAGGTCAAATAAAGTCCCATAGCACCACCCCCTATCCTTGTGTCTTTTAACAAACTCAGGTGTCAGAGATGGGTGTCCCGACAATATATCAAAACACCATCCTTTGGATATATTATGGTCAATATAGTCAATCGATAAATTCAGGCGCACGAATGTGGCAGATAGTTCAATGTAGCACCAGTTTGTGTTCGAGCGCCAAGATAGCCATGATATTTTGAACTTGTCTGACTGCGCATAAATAATTCCCATCGTTACGGGGGAAACAGAGTTGAGGATAAATGACCTACGTGTCGGGTGACACTCAAGTATAGTACCCCAATGAAACTCATCTTGTTTTGTTAAACAAAATTCCACCGAAAAAACCCGAGACAAGATACGGTCGTCGCAATATATGAAAATAGGATAAATATCTTTCTCTGATTTACCCTTCTTGCGGAGGGACGTGTACGTAGTTAAAACCTCTTCGAGATTCATAATGCTTTGAATTGTATCATATTTAAATAAATAAATCAATTTTATATAAAAATAACAATATCACTACACGTAACACCTTCTAAATTTAAAATATTTATTGTTTTAGACTATCGAATGTTCAAAATAAACATTTCAAAAATGTAGTAGTATGGTCGCAACTACTAAATATCGAGACATTGTAAAATCAATAAATATCTATTACATCCGTCATTATGTATAAATTATTATATATATATTATAATATGTACATTATCCCAAAGGTAATATATCTTTCTTATAAAAAATTAATACCAGTTGAAGTTTTACATGCTTGGAAAACACTAAATCCATCTTACAGAATTGAGTTTAGTCTAGATGAAGATTGTATTTCATTTATGGATACACATTTTTCACAACACATAAGTGATAAATTCAAATCAATTACAAGAGGAGCACATAAATGCGACTTATGGCGATTATGTAAGTTATATATAGAAGGTGGTGTATATGCCGATGTTGATTTAGTACCATATGTACCAGTTGATAGCATGATAACACATAATCATTCATTCTATTCGTGTGTAAGTATTAATAATAAATCTATTTTTCAAGCATTTATGGCAACAACTGCATATAATCCAATTATACTAGCGTGTATTATATCATTTATGGATAATAATCCAGATAAATATACGGATGGTCCAACATACGATATGTATAACGTACTTACGTATATATATAATACACATATAGTATCAACTAAATCATATATAACTAATAATATAATTATAAAAATTCAAATTGGTAATAGTAAAACACAAATAAAAGAAATTGACTTATATCATACATTTCCAGAATATTCTAATATTATTTTAGAATATAATAAGACATCCGATAAATTCATATTCACAATATACAATAATATGATCATAGTTCAACGTACTGATAAAAACACCGGTTGGGATCATAATCATTATATATTTGTTACGATACAGAGTAAACAATCTGTATATTTATTTCAAGAATATGGTAATTATATAGACGCACATGTAAATCACGATGGAGTTAGATTATTTAATTCTAGAAATCCTAGTTATATAGTGGGGTGGTAAATAAATAATATTAGAATATAACGATTTACGGATTCGCATAAACCAATATATTTTTACCACCCATATAACCGTGATGACCACAATGTAAACTTGCTGTTCCAAAATCACCACTCACAGTTATTGTAAGTGTATCAGTATAATGAGACTCACCTGACATGTGGGTCGTGGTTGTTACTTTTCCTGTTCCACTAACACTAATATTACTAGAATTTGTTATACCTTCAACCATCAATGCGTGTGCACCGCCTATATTAGTTAACTTGTATGTACCTATTCCAAGTGAATATTTTGTATTCGCGTTGTATGGTGATTCACCATTTAATGTAATCTTCATATTATCATCGACAATTTCAACATTAACTTCACTTGAAGGATTTAATGGAACTGGGATAGCATCAGCATAATAATCAGACAACATATGCCAACTCATATATCCTCCAAAATTATTTGTTTTTAAATAATCAACTTTAAATTGAATTGATTCTATGGAATTGTATGAAATCATTTCTTCTGTCATATCGGGTGTTATATGTGTTATTATATTATTTGTAGTGTATACAATATCTTCAGTATATCCACCATCACCAGCTGATGTTAACGGGATTGTATATACATCTTCCTTTGTTTTATAATGTTTTTCGTGTATATCAGAATAACTATACGCAGATCCATATTCGTATGGTTGATATAATCCATATGAATTGTCTGCAAAATGTCTAGTTCCTTTTTTTGATTGAAAGTTTCTACCATAATATGGTAGACCAAGGACAAGTTTGTCTTTTGGTATTTCAAATACATCTGTAAACATATGTAACATAGTTTGTGCTGATAATGTTAATCTTGAACTCCATGTAGATAATGCGGCTAGGTCATCCTCTCCATTTTCTTTTTTATCGAATCCAGTTAAATCAGCAGATGATTTTTGAGTATCACCGTCAAACCATACGTATTCCGTTATCGCGCCTGCGTCATCATATGTTGTCATCTTTTCTCTTTGTACGTCGGTAGTGTCTGAGTTTTCTTTCAATACATTATAAAATATAAATGGGCAGTATGTTGGTTCTGTATTTACACTTAATACATTATCATTGGATGAATCAAATAGAATCTTTGAATCTTTAACGCATGTACTCCAAAATGTATTTTTACATTTGTCCATTATATCCATATTTGTGAAATTTGATAAAAACCCACTTACTTGTCCATTCCCCCAGAACCCATTATAATCGTATGCCATTATATTAACAAAATCTAAATGATTTGCTTTTATTAACTCAACTACTGTATTGACATACCAATGTAATCCCCATGGCGCACCAGCCATTGCGATACTTAGTTCTGGTGTTAAAGAATCTGTTCTAATTTTTTCAATAAATGCCTGAAAATGTATTGGTTTAGTATATTTAAGATCGTCTCCTGTTGGTGTACTTTCAGGTAATCTATATGTCTCTTTAGTATTGTTTTCATCTACACAGCGTGAACTTATAAGTTCAGATTCAGTATATGAAAAACTAACACATTCAGGTCCAGATTCAGTAGTACACGGTCCTATTTGACTTGGTTCACTTACTTTACATTCTCGTCTTGTTTGATCCATATCTTTACACATAGACGCAATGGGTGGTCTACCAGGATATTCCCAATCTATATCTAACCCATCCATTAACCCATTATTCAATAAAGATAGTAAATCCTCTTTAAAATTGTCATACATTGCCGTAGATTCGCCTACT